CTCCATATTTTCCCCGGAGGGATATTTGGAAACCCAATTCGGGGTTAGGTTCCAGAGGTCCTAGACAGGTTTTGTGTGCTCCTTCCTGTCGCTGGTCTCGCTCATTTAGGGATCTCTGGAATCTAACCCCGAATTGGGCCCAAACCCCTCTAGTAAAGGAGCAAACTATGGGTCAACGGGCCGCGGCACCAGTCAAACCTGCACGAACTATAGAGCAACGAGAGGCCCAGATGATCAATCTGGCCCTTGGGCTCGCTGAGAAGCAGCTTCGTGAAGGTACGGCGCCTGCAACAACCGTGAATCACTACCTAAAGCTAGCCTCTACAAGAGAGATGCTCGAGGTTGAGAAGCTTCGCAACGAGACCGCACTACTCGAGGCGAAGAAGACGGCACTCGTCTCTGCCGAGGAAGCAGAGAAGAAGTACAAAGAAGCTATCGAAGCCTTCCGTACGTATTCTGGAGCGGGAAGTGTTACGGACATACAGTGAGCTGATTCGATTCTCCACGTTTGAGGAGAGATTCGACTACCTGGCTTTGACTGGACAAGTTGGAACCAGTACATTCGGCTTTGATCGCTATCTAAACCAGAGGTTCTATTCTTCTACCGAATGGAAGAAGGTACGGAACTTCGTCCTGGCTCGAGATGAGGCTCGGGATCTCGGGGTCGAGGGTTTTGACATCGGATACATGCCGCTGATACACCACATGAATCCGATTCAACCTCGAGACCTCGAAGATTTCAATCCTGACATTCTCGATCCAGAATTCCTCATCACGACTTGCAAGAATACCCACAACGCGATACACTTCGGAGACCGGTCCCGGTTGACGACCCAAGTAGTGGAGCGTCGTCCGAACGATCAATCTCCCTGGAGGATCTAATGGGAACCGTTCTTGAGGATACCAAGAAGGCTCTCGGCATCATGCCGGGATATGATGCCTTCGACGACCAGATCCTGATGCACATAAACACGTGCCGCATGGATCTGAACCAGCTCGGGGCAAAATGCGGAACCCCGATTGAGAAGAATACCGAATGGGATACCTTCTTCGGAATCAACGACGAGGCTACCATCAAGTCTTACATCGCCATGAAGGTTCGGCTGATCTTTGATCCACCTACCAACTCCTTCGTGGTCACTTCCTATCAGAAGCTGATCGAGGAGGCAGCATGGCGACTGATCTATCAGACCGAGAGCGAGTAATCGAGGATCTCGTACACCACGGCGTCAAAGGTATGCGTTGGGGTGTAATTACGAAGAAGGTTTCTACCGGAAGCAAGGCTACTGCCCAGGCTATCAAGAAGGCTGGGGATAAGGCTGCAGCTGCTAAGCGCTCTCATGACGCCAAAATCGAATCCAAGAAGATCAAGAAAGCGGACATCAAATCTCGAAAGCAGTTCGCAAACAAGAACTACAAGAAGATCAGCGACGCCGAGCTCAAAAGTCGAATTCAGCGGCTGGAGCAAGAGAAACGCTATCGAGAGCTCAAGGCCGATCGCCACTTGGTTCGAGGTCGTGAGGTCACTCGACAGATCCTCGAGTCCTCTCTGACTAAGGCTGGTACCTATGCCGCTAACAAGGTCATGCGCTCGGCATTTGACAGCGCTTTCGAGGGGTCCGGTCACAAGGACGTCAAAGAGAAGGTGAAGAAGGCGGCAAAAAAAGCTAAGGAAGCCGCCGATGCGGTCGAGGTAGTAGCAGCTGAGGTTCATAAGCAGGCTAACGACTTCAAGAAGCCTGAGAAGACGACAGCCACTACTGTTGGCGGTAAGGCCGCACCTAAGCAAATTGGGAAGAAGCCGTCTTACTCTCAGACTAAGCCTTCTGGTAAGCCTAAGCGTCGTCCTCGCAATCCAGGAAGTCCGCTGAAGTAATGCTTTCGAACACCGCAGTACCAAAATACTACGGTCAGTTCCGAGAGGCAGTACTCCGTGGAGAGATTCCCGTTTGCGAGGAGATCTCCTGTGAGATGAACCGGATCGACGCTCTGATTGCCGATCCAACCTACTACTACGATGACCTCGCAGTCGAAGGATTCATCTCCTACTGCGAGAATGAGCTGACCCTATCTGATGGAGCCGATCTACACCTCCTTGACAGCTTCAAGCTTTGGGCCGAACAGCTGTTCGGATGGTACTACTTCATAGACCGAGACGTCTATGAGCCATATGAAGACGGTGTTGGTGGACACTACGTCACCAAGACTGTTAAGCGCCGACTCACAGTCAAGCAATACTTGATCGTTGCTCGAGGCGCCGCTAAGTCGATGTATATGTCTCTCATCCAGAACTACTTCATGGTAATTGACACTACAACGACTCATCAAATCGCAACTGCTCCTACCATGAAGCAGGCCGAAGAGGTTATGGGGCCCTTCCGAACCGCTATCACGCGAGCTCGAGGCCCATTGTACAAATTCCTTACAGAGGGCTCGCTTCAGAACACTACGGGAAACCGGGCGTTCAGACAGAAGCTAGTTGCGACCAAAAAGGGAGTCGAGAACTTCCTTACGGGTTCCCTGCTCGAAGTTCGACCCATGTCCATCGACAAGCTCCAGGGCCTGCGCCCAAAGGTTTGCACAGTAGATGAATGGCTCTCGGGGGATGTCCGGGAAGATGTGGTCGGTGCTCTCGAGCAGGGAGCCTCTAAACTCGATGACTATGTGATTCTGGCTGTCTCTTCAGAAGGGACAATCCGAAACGCGGTTGGCGACACCATGAAAATGGAGTTGCTCAAAATCCTTAAGGGTGAGTACTCCGCTCCACACATCTCAATCTGGTACTACCGACTCGACAAAATCGAAGAGGTAGGAGACCCAGCCATGTGGGTTAAGGCTCAACCAAACATTGGGCTTACAATCTCGTATGAGAGATACCAGCAGGATGTCGATCGAATGGAGCAGGCTCCAGCTGCTAGGAATGACATTCTGGCTAAGCGATTTGGGATTCCGATGGAAGGGTACACCTACTTCTTCACTTACGAGGAAACCGTTCCGCATAGGAAGAATACTTTCTGGAACATGCAATGCGCAATGGGAGCCGACCTTTCACAAGGTGACGACTTCTGTGCATTTACATTCCTATTCCCTCTGAGAAATCAAGCCTTTGGTGTAAAAACGTTGGCATACATCTCAGAGCTCACTCTCATGAAACTTCCTGGCGCTTTGCGTCAGAAGTATGACGACTTCATCAAGGAAGGCACACTCAGAGTGATGAGTGGTACTGTTCTGGACATGATGGAAGTCTATGAGGATCTAGATCAGCACATTGCAGATCAGCGATACGACGTATCAGCATTTGGGTTTGACCCTTATAACGCTAAAGAGTTCGTAACTCGCTGGGAGCAAGAGAATGGTCCATATGGAGTAGAGAAAGTAATCCAGGGGGCCCGAACCGAATCTGTCCCATTGGGCGAGTTGAAGAAGCTTGCCGCCGAGCGCCTCTTGATCTTCGACCAGGAGCTCATGTCCTTCACCATGGGTAACTGTGTCACTCTTGAGGATACCAATGGGAACCGCAAGCTACTGAAGAAGCGCTCGGAAGAGAAGATCGACTCAGTAGCCGCTCTAATGGATGCCTTCGTGGCGTACAAACTAAACAAGGAGGCATTCGAATGATAGAGGAGGTGAAATGGGATTCGGTGATCGACTAAGTCACGCTTGGAATGCGTTTAAAGGCTCGGCTGACAAAATGGACTACACCCCGCAGTATGGGATGCAGACATTTGGTAACCCGAGTACGTACTACCGTCCTGTAGCCGGCGACCAGACAATCGTCACGAGTATCTACAACCAGATTGCTATCGATGTAGCAAATGTTCCGATTCGACATGTAAAGGTCGATGATAACGGGAACCTTAAGAGCTACTATCAGAGTGATCTGGATGATTGTCTTTCGCTTAGTGCCAATATCGATCAGACCGGTCAGGGGTTCTTCCAGGATCTCGTCCTTACTCTGTTCGAGGAAGGTGCCGTAGCTATTGTTCCGGTTGATACGAACGTCAGCCCGAACATGACGGCGGGTTGGGATGTCCGATCTATGCGGGTTGGGCAGATCATCCAGTGGTTCCCGCGCCATGTCCGAGTCGAGGTGTACAACGACAATTCCGGACAGCGAGAGCAGTTGACTCTCCCTAAGGATTTCGTTGCTGTAGTGAATAACCCTCTCTACAGTGTCATGAATGCACCGAACTCCACACTTCAGCGTCTGACTCAGAAGCTCCATCTGCTGGATGCTATTGATCGTCAGTCTGGATCTGGAAAGTTGGACATAATTATCCAGCTTCCCTATGTCGTCAAGACTGAGCTTAAGAAGCAGCAGGCTGAGGCTCGTCGTAAAGCGATTGAAGAGCAGCTTGCCGGTTCGCAATACGGTATTGCATACACCGATGGCGCCGAGCGTATCACGCAGCTGAACCGTCCTTCTGAGAACAACCTTATGGCACAGATCCAGTGGCTCACTACCCAGCTGTATAACCAGCTTGGGATGACCGAGGATGTGTTCAACGGTAAGGCTGATGCTCGACAGATGCTGAACTACCAGAACCGGACTGTCCGTCCCGTTCTTAAGGCGATCACAGATGCCATCACCAGGACATTCCTCACCAAGACAGCGCGAACGCAGAAGCAGCGCATTATGGCTATTGAGGATCCGTTCCTGAATGTTCCGCTGGAAGAGATGTCTTCGTTGGTTGACTCGGTCAAGCGTAACGAGATCGGTACAGCTAACGAGTTGCGTCCTAAGTTCGGATGGCCACAGGCCGAGGACGAGGCCGCAAACCAGTTGGTTAACTCCAACATCAATCCGGCGGGAGAACAGGAGGCGCCTGGACAGGAACCCGCCGCTGACGTACCTGCGTCGGAGGTGCCAATTTCCGAACTGATGGAGAGTAGTCAAAATGGCAGTTAAGTGCGACTTTTCTGGCTACGCAACGAAGAATGACGTTCGGTGCTCGGATAACAAGGTAATCCGACACGGAGCTTTCGCGGCGTACGATGGAAAGAGCGTCCCTCTGGTGTGGCAGCACCAGCACAAGGATGTAACCAATGTTCTTGGTCACGCCGATCTGGAGGTCCGAGAGGATGGGGTGTATGCCTACGCCCATCTCAACCACTCGGATGCTGGACGAACCGCTCGAGAGATGGTTCGTAACGGCGACATCAAGGCGATGAGTATCTACGCCACCCATGTTAAGGCTCGGGGCAATGACGTTGTCCATGGTGAGCTCGTTGAGGTGAGCCTGGTACTCCGAGGCGCCAATCCCGGCGCATACATCGACCAGGTTTCCATCCAGCATGGCGACAATGGCGATGAGATTGAGGCCGTTATGTATACGGATGCTCAGATTGACTTCGTTTCTCACTCTGATGAGGAGGACGAGGACTTCGAGGCGGAGGAGACGGATGACGTCGAGCACGCTGAGGAGGAGCCGGAGGCCGACGAGGCCGAAAGCGACGAGGATGACCCCACTCTCGGGGAGATCTTCGAAGGTATGACCGATCAGCAGAAGACCGCGGTATACGCTATCGTCGGTCAGATCGTTGATGCCGATGACGAAGAGGCGGAGGAACCTGTCGAGGACACCGCCCATTCCGACACTACTACTGAGGATACTATGGCTCACCAGAATGTGTTCGAGGGCTCCAAGACCGAGGAGCTCCCTGTGCTCACGCACGCCGACGTCGAGCAGATCTTCGCCGACGCTAAGTCCTGCGGCTCCCTGAAGGAGGCTGTCCTCTCCCACGCCGACAACTACGGCATCAAGCAGATCGACACCCTCTTCCCTGACGCTAAGAACCTGTGGACTACCCCCGAGTTCATCAAGCGGAAGACCGATTGGGTCTCCTCTGTCGTCGGTGCCGCTAAGCACTCTCCCTTCTCCCGGATCAAGACTCAGTTTGCGGACATTACCGCCGATGAGGCTCGAGCCAAGGGTTACATCAAGGGTAACAAGAAGAAGGACGAGGTCTTCAGCCTCCTGAAGCGCACCACCTCTCCGACCACGATCTATAAGAAGCAGAAGCTGGACCGGGACGACATCCTGGACATCACTGACTTCGATGTCGTGACCTGGATCCGCGGTGAGATGCGCATCATGATCGAGGAGGAGCTCGGTCGAGCTGTTCTCCTGGGCGATGGTCGCGAGGCTTCCTCTGACGACAAGATCAAGGAGGACTGCATCCGTCCGGTCTACAAGGAGGACACCCTCTACGCTCCTCGTGTGATCCTTGCTAAGGAGACCACGACCGAGGACATGCTGGACTCTATCGTCCGGGCTATGGACGACTACGAGGGTTCCGGCAACCCCACCTGGTTCGCTGCTCCTCAGGTTATCACAGAGATCCTCCTGCTCAAGGACAAGATGGGTCACCGTCTGTTCAGCTCCCTGAGCGACCTCGCCGACTACGTTGGCGTCTCCAAGATCGTTAAGGTTCCGCTGATGAAGAACCTGGTCCGCACCTCTAACAAGAACGGCAAGGTTGACGCCCTGGGTATCATCGTCAACATGTCCGACTACACCATTGGTGCCGACAAGGGTGGGCAGCTGTTCGCGGCTGAGGACTTCGACATCAGCTTCAACCAGTACCACTACCTGCTGGAGACCCGTCTCTCTGGCGCTCTGACGAAGGTCAAGTCGGCCATCATCCTGGAGCGCAAGCAGGAGGCCGGTTCCCCCGTCGCCGAGGACTGAGCTTGGCCAAATTCTTCGGAGAGATAGGTTTCGCTACACAGGTTGAGACCTCCCCTGGAATTTGGGAAGACAAGATCATCGAGAAGCAGTACTATGGCGACATTACTCGAGAGAGTCGTCGCTTTAGTGCATCCGAACAGGTTCTGGATAATATCAACCTTAGCAACCAGGTAAGTATTATCGCAGATGGTTATGTAACGGATAACATCCAGAACCTTCGGTACGTTCGCTGGCTGGGGGGACTTTGGAAGATCTCCTACGTGGAGCTGAAGTTCCCCCGGCTGGTACTCGAGATGACGGGAGTGTATAATGGACCGACGCCTTGAGCTTCAAACTAAGCTTGAGCAGATCCTGGGATCCAGGAATGTCTATTATCAGCCACTCCCGTCCCTAAAGCTCCAGTATCCGTGCATCGTGTACGAGCGAACTCCGGGTGAGCCGATGTATGCAGATAATCTCAAGTACATCAAGGCGGAACGCTTCCAGGTGACGCTTATCGCTCGGAATCCTGAAGATCCAACTAGGGTCAAAATCGAGGACCTTCTGTTCAGTCGACATGACGTACGGACGGTCCATGACAACCTGTATCACGACGTCTTTGACGTTTACTACTAGGAGAAGACATGGCTGCACTTGTCTGGGACAAGACGGGAGAGCGCCGTATCGAGACTGGTGTTGATCACTGCGCGCTTTATGTGTATGATCTTTCCGCCAAGAAGTACGGCAAGGGTGTTGCTTGGAACGGTATTACCGCCGTTTCCGAGAAGCCCGAGGGCGCTGAGGCTACTGACCTTTACGCCGACAACATCAAGTACCTGACTCTACTCTCGGCTGAGAAGCTGAAGCTCACGATCGAGGCCTACACCTACCCCGATGAGTTCGAGGCCTGTGACGGCTCCGCCTCGCTGGGTAAGGGCATTAAGATCGGTCAGCAGGACCGACTCACCTTTGCTCTGGTGTACCGCACCAAGATTGGTGACGACCTCGCGGGTCAGGACAAGGGCTACAAGCTGCACTTCGTGTATGGCTGCAAGGCCTCTCCTTCTGAGAAGGGCTACAAGACCGTTAACGACTCTCCTGAGGCGATTTCGTTCTCGTGGGATGTCTCAACCACGGCCATTAACGTGACCGGCTTCAAGCCCACGGCTCTTGTTACCATCTCGTCCCTCGACGTTGACGCTGACAAGCTCAAGAAGCTCGAGGAGAAGCTGTTCGGTACTGACACCGCTCCTCAGGGTGGTGGTGGCGCGGCTCTCGAGCCGACGCTGCTTCTGCCTGACGAGATCAAGACCCACTTCGCAGGCTGATGACTACACCGGGGGCTCAGAGACCTAGACTCCTGGGCCCTCGGTGCCTGCAATGCTTATAGTTTCTATCCCGGACGTCGACGCATTCGACGAGGAGACCGAGACCTTCGTCTCCTGGCCCGGAGGGAAACTTCATCTGGAGCACAACCTTCTATCCCTGTCAAAATGGGAGTCAATTACTCATAAACACCTGATTGGCAATGAAGACGTCACAGAAGAGGAACTTCTGATGTATGTCGAGTGTATGATTCAGGATCCCGTTTATGACAAGTCCCTGCTCCAGAGGATTCCCTCCCATGAGCTGTCTCGTGTTAACGATTACATCGCCGACACAATGACCGCCACTATTGTAAAAGACAGGCCTAATGCTCGAGGATCTGGCGAGTTCGTATCATCGGAGTTAATCTACTACTGGATGATCGCCTGTCAGATACCGTTCACTTGCGAAACGTGGCACCTTAATCGTCTACTGACTTTGATTAAGGTCTGCAACGAGAAGAGTGAACCCTCAAAGAAGATGTCCCAGTCTGAGATCATGTCTCGGAACCGGGATTTGAATAGGGCTCGAAGAAAGGCCCTTGGATCGAGAGGATAATATGGGAGAGCACGAAGCTGAGCCCGTCGCGGAGGAGTTCACCGACGAGGCCTTTGCTCCTCAGGAGCACATTGGAACCGATCCCCTTGAGGATCTCATGATTGATGTCCCTCAGGACACGGTGGTGCTGCAGTGAGTCGAGATGCAATTGTTGACAGCGTCCTTTCCCGAGCCGCAATGCGAATCGGATACTACGCTCCAGACGATCCTGAGCCGGGATCCGAGGCTGGACGCTATTGGGCCGCCCGAACTGGTCAGCAGTGGCTTGCTGGACCGTCCGATTCTGTGTGGTGGTGCATGCTTTTCGTCAGCATGTGTCTCGACGAGGTCGGAGAGATCGACGCCATTGGCGGGTTCTCTTTCAACACTGACTACACAGTCAATAAGGTCCGCCAGCACCCCGATGCTTACTTCGTTTCGGTTTATGACGCCAAGCGTGGCGATGTCGTAATCTTCAACTGGGACGGTGGCGGTACCGACCACGTTGGAATTGTTGAGAAGAACCTCGGTGGTGGTGTTCTTCAGACCATCGAGGGTAATACCTCTTCCGGTAGTGAGGGTTCTCAGTCCGCGGGCAACGGTGTCTGGCGTCGTCAGCGTTCCTATGGAATCGCTTATGTGATTCGCCCAGCCTATTCTGGAGGCGGAAGTGCAACCGAAGCTGCTTCTAGCGGATTCTCTAACATCACTGCGCTCCAGTCCGCTGTCCGCGCTACGCCCGACAATGTCTGCGGAGAGGAGACTCGCTCTCACGTCCTTGCAGTCGCTTCGGCCTCGGCGTGGGGAGGAGTTAACTTCCCTTATGGTGTGGGCTTCACCCAGGCTGTTGTCGGCGCAACTGTGGATGATGTCTGGGGCGATGAGTCAGAGGCTTGCCACGATGCTACAGTCGAGAAGGTTCAGGCTGCAGTAGGCGTGGAGGTTGACGGTATCTACGGATCCGAGACCAACGCCACAATCAACAGTCTTCTTGCTCGGGCGGAACAGCCCTAAGGAGTCAAAATGGCAGCACCTTATTGCACCATAACTGCTCAGGTCCCCGGTGGAGAGAATCGACGGGGATACGTCGCAGTAATCCCGGATGTTTCGGGGGCAGTCGCCACTATCGAGGGAGCCAGCGTCTTGATGAGGGACGTTATGGCAGTTACCGATGTGAGCGGTGCCGTCCATCTCGATGTGTTAGCTCCAGGTGATGGTGTCTCCCCCGCCGGATCCTGGACGCATACAATAATTATCAAGTCACCAGGCTATAAGCTGGTAAAGCACCTTAATCTTGCACAGGGTGCTACTATCGACGCTATTAACGAGCCAGACGTACCGCCTTATGTTCCACAGTACGGCGGAGGCGGTGGAGGAGCTGGTCTCCCCGGACCCAAGGGTGAGCGCGGCCCAGTCGGTCCTCCCGGACCTAAGGGCGATCCAGGGCCAAAGGGTGACGACGGAGATCGTGGCTCTAGTGGGCCTCAGGGTGTTCCTGGTCCTCCTGGACAAAGGGGTATTCAGGGGCCGCCTGGTCCTCCCGGGAAAGACGGAGAGAACGGCCTCATCGGTCCCCAGGGGGCAACTGGCCCCGCTGGACCCGAAGGCCCTCCTGGACCGGTTGGTGAGACAGGACCTGCTGGCGAACGAGGCCCTATTGGCCCCGCCGGACCCTCCGGACCTCGAGGTATTCAAGGGATTCAGGGCCCAGCCGGACAGGCTGGCCCCCAGGGTTTGAAAGGCGACCCAGGTCCTAAGGGGGATCCTGGTCCACAGGGACCTCCTGGACCACAGGGACCTCCTGGACCTCCTGGTGGAGGTGGCGCTGGCGGAGCTACTCCTGTTCCTGGCCCTAAGGGGGATTCTGGTCCACAGGGACCTCCTGGACCAGAAGGTCCTAGAGGCCCACAGGGACTCCAGGGTACTGCTGGAGCTCAGGGTAAGCAGGGTCTTCCTGGCCCTAAGGGGGATACTGGTCCACAGGGACCTCCTGGACCCATTGGTCCTGCCGGTGAGCGTGGTCCCGTTGGTCCTCCTGGAAAAGATGCGATTAGTCCGCAGCTTTCCAACTACCTCACTAAGGTAGAGGCCGATGGAACATACGTCAATGCCCTTCAGGCCTCATCCAAGTTTGAGTCCAAGATTGAAGCTGCCGCTAAGCATGCAACGATGAACTCCGAACTCGGGAAGCTTAAGACTCGGGATACTGAGCTAGATGGTAAGATCGATACTGTAAACAAGCGTATCGATACTGAGGCTCGTGGACGTCTTCCGTTCGAGAAGGGTAAGAAATACTACTCGCCAGTTACATACTACTGGCCTGATTACTACAACGCTGGACAGCCAGGGAAGACATCTAAGTGGGCTGAGACTCTGTCTATGGGTGGAACTCTCGGCATTGTCATCCTGAACCGCAATTCAGGGGACTGGGAGTCATTCGACAACGACTTCAAGGTTCAGGCTGAGCGGGCTCTATCCGCTGGTGCAAAGCGTGCGGTCTTCTATGTTAAGACTCAGTACGGCGCAGCAAGTCTCGGGCACGATGATCCTGGTCGAGCGGGCATTCCAAACCCCGATAAGTACTCTAAAGAGTACATTCTCAAGCAGATCGGGTTCGCCAAGACACATTACGGCGATCTATGCCAAGGCGTATTCCTCGACGAGGTCATTAATGGCTGGGGCGCTCAGGCTGGTCGCGTCTCCTGGTACAAGGATCTGATCGATACCATCCGCAAGACGTATGGTCCGACGTTCTTCATCGCGATTAACTCCGGATCGAACATCTCTCAGGACATGTGCGCACTCGATTTCGATGTGTGTATGATGTTCGAGCAGAGCGCGTCAAAATGGTTGCAGGATGACCCTGGTAATCCGATCCTCCCGTCGCACATGGCGAATATGCCTTCCACCAAGTGGTGGGCTGTAGTCCATGGAGTTACTGAGACCAATTATCCTCAGGTCTTTGAAAAGGCAGACAAGCTCGGAATCGCTCATCTGTACATCACGGACGGCGTACTTGTCGAGGATCCAAATCATGGCGGTCAGTGGGAGCCTGTTGGTAACCCCTACCAGAATCCACCAGGTCTCCATCTTCGAGCTCTAGTCAAGCCGTGGATCAATGGAACCCTCGATCTCTATCTGAAGGTTCTCGCTCTGGAGAAACTCGGTGGAGGTAAGGGCCAAAAGGGTGATCCTGGACCCAAGGGTGATCCAGGTCCTAAAGGTCCTCCCGGAGAGCGGGGTCCTGCCGGTCCTCCTGGTCCCGAAGGCCCTCGAGGTTTACCAGGACCAACTGGTGGAATCGGTGCTCAGGGTCCTCGTGGTCCAGAAGGACCAAAGGGTGCTCAGGGTGAACGTGGCCCACAGGGGTTTCAGGGCACTCAGGGTCTGAAGGGTAATCCGGGTGACCGTGGTCCGATCGGCCCGGCAGGTCCAGGTGGTCCCGCAGGTCCTCAGGGTGCTCCTGGTATGTTTACGCCTCGGATGCTTCCTCGTGGAACTACCATGTCCCAGCGAGACATGAACTACCTCAAGTCTGGTGGTAGTACGAACTATGATGGATCGCTTCCTCAGATCGGCGACTACTGGACCGATGTCTCTGGGAACAAGTGGTACCTGGCGCACTTCAACTATCTGTATGGCGTGCTCGGTACTCACGCTGTTCTTGTCTGTCCCACCGGGGCTCGCCATGACGTAATGTACTCAACCCGGGACAACTCAGCTGGGTACTTCGGTTGTGGGTTCCACCAATGGGGGCAGCAAGAGAACTGGGATCAGTTCGGAAATATGATGCGAGGCCTTGGCGGAGAAACCAAGGTTCTGAAGCAGTTTCCATGGATCCAGACCGATGGTATGGTGAACGGTAATGCTTCGACCGCAGCCGAGAAGACTGTAAAGGCAGCTGTTGTCACCGAGGCTATGGTGTTCGGATACCGACCCATGTCTGCTGTGACATATAACACTCGTGTTGGGTTGTCTATGTCGGGACAGCATCAGCTTGATCTATTCAAGGTAGCTCCCTGGTTGGCATTTGTCCCTGGAATCCATGGTAACCGATACAAGTGGCTTGCCGATCCCATCGGTGCTGGGTCTTGGACTGTCATCGATTCGCAGGCAGCACGTGCTACCTGGAATTATGTGGACACTCGTGGTGCAACTATGAGTTTCGTTATCATCGGCTAGGAGAAACATGATCACAATCGAGAGCCAGGGCGATTGGCGCCCAACCAAAAACTGGATGGCTCGCATGCTCAAACTGGATCTCGCGCTGATCATGAACCAGTTCGGCAAGGAGGGGGTGGAGGCATTACGTCGTTCCACTCCCTCCTCGTCGGGCGAGACAGCTGCGGCCTGGAATTACGAGGTAAAGCGTACAGGTAACAGCTGGAAAATTACATGGACTAACGCACATGTCAACAAAGGCGTTAACATCGCCGTGATTCTACAATACGGTCACGGCACCCGGAACGGCGGATACGTCGCCGGGCGAGACTACATCAATCCGGCAATCAGGCCGGTCTTCGACAAGATCGCACAGAAGGCCTGGAAGGAGGTCACTAGGTAGTGGCAACCATTGACGAGCGAGTAGTCTCGCTCAAACTCAACAATAAACAGTTCGTCGGCGCTATTCAAGAGTCCGCGGCGAGCATGGATAAACTTAAAAACTCGCTTGGGAGTGTCGGTAGCTCAGCAAGCGGTCTTTCTCGCATCTCCGAGATTGCGAGAAACACAACTTTCGGCGATCTAGCCAATAAAGCACTTGAGGTAGGTCGGAATCTTACCGTCTCGCAGGGTCTGGGCATCGCTGCATTTGGCGGAATTGCTGGAGCGGCGGTTGCAGCAGGGTCTAAGATCGTAACCGGCTTCTTCCAGGTCATGAAAGATGGTTTCGCCGAGTACGAGACTCAGATCAATTCGGTTCAGACCATTCTTGCCAACACGGCTCAAAATGGTACCACGCTGACCCAGGTTAACGCTGCACTTGATGAGCTCAACAGCTACGCTGATAAGACCATCTACAACTTCACTGAGATGACCAACTCGATTGGTACCTTCACGGTTGCCGGTGTTGGTCTGGAAGACGCTACTGCTGCCGTTAAGGGGTTCTCTAACATGGCAGCTCTCTCCGGTGCAAATGCTCAGCAGGCTGCTGGTGCTACTCGGCAGCTTGCTCAGGCTATGAGCTCTGGTGTCGTTAAGCTCCAGGACTGGATGTCCATCGAGAACGCAGGCATCGGCGGTAAGCAGTTCCAGGAAGCTATCATGACCACCGCCAGGATGCACGGTGTTGCGGTCGACGAGATGATAGCTAAGAACGGAAGCTTCCGACTCTCTCTCCAAGAAGGCTGGCTCTCGGCAGAGATCATGACCGAGACCCTGAAGGCCATGACTGGCGACCTCTCCGAGGAACAGCTCAAGCAGATGGGTTACTCGGAAGAGCAGGCCGCTCAGATGAAGAAGCTTGCTCAGGCTGGTCTTGACTCGGCTACCCAGATTCGAACCTTCACTCAGATGATTGGTACCTGGGGAGAGGCTCTCGGTTCTGGTTGGTCGAAGACTTGGCAGCTCATCTTTGGTGACTTTGGTGAGGCACAGAGCCTGTTTACCTCAGTTGGTAACTGGGTCGGCGACCTCATTAACAAGATGAGTGATGCTCGAAACAATACTCTCCAGCTGTGGCGATCGTTTGGCGGTCGAGAAGCTCTAATTCGAGCTCTCGGCTTTGCTCTCGAGAACATCTGGCAGGTTCTGAGTTCTATCGGTAAGGCATTTAACTCGGTCTTCGGTGGAAATACTGCAGTCCTCATCACGAGACTGACGTTCCATTTTGGCGTTCTCATGTCATATTTGTCGGTGACCGAGAACTCAGCTAATAAGATACAGCGAACCTTTGCCGGCCTCTTCGCTGCGGTGAAAATCGTCCTATACCCTTTCATCGAGCTGGGTAAAACGGTCTTCTATGTCGCTATGGCGATCCTCAATGCCCTCTATCCAGCAGTGACTGGTACTAGTGGTGGTATTCTTGCCGTAACAGCCACTATCGGTGACTTTGTTGTTTGGCTTTCGAACCTGATTCAGAAGCTAAATCTATCTGGTATCGCTCTCAAGATCCTGATTCCTCCAATCAATCTCCTCGGTACCGTTATCCGATGGATTGTGGGTGGACTTCAATCGTTCTTCAAGTGGCTCGACATCGGCGGGCGAGTTAAAGCTGCTTCAGACGCAGTCGGAGGACTCTCTGGAGCACTAGGGACCATCATGACCGCCATCAAGGCGTCTCCTGTATTCCAGACATTCGCCGCCGGGATCGATAAGGTTAAAGATGCATTCGCCGGAGTTAAGGCTTCCATCCAGGACTTCGGTGACAAAGTCGGAGATAAACTTGGTTCTAAGCTGGCTTCCACCAAGGCTGCCGTGTCTAATTTCTTCGCAGGATTCAACGTCAATGGACTGACCGGGTTTCAGGGTATCCTTGAAGCGGTCATGGTTCTACTTGAGAAGTTCGCTCTGAAGCTTGACATCTCTGGTAAGGCCGAGTGGCTTGCTAATAAGCTTAACGAGCTTGGCGCTGCCATCTCCGCTCTATTCGACAAGATCAAGAACTCGGCGGTCTGGGATAAATTCGGTAATGGAATGGCTAAGGTCGGAGATAAGGTCTCGGATCTGGCGCACTCCTTCCAGGACTGGATCAACGGACAGTCTGATGTCAAGAGTAAGGCGACCGAAGTCGGTAATGCTGTCTCCGATATGGGGAACAAGACTGCCACTGCTGCGGCTCAGGCAGGTAATGCTGCAAAGCAAAACTTCCTGTCAAAATGGTTAGACGATATCAAGCGTATGGCCAACACTCTCCACCTTCCCGAGCTCTTCGAGACGGTGAAGCAGAAGCTGATAGAGTTCAAGAACTTCTTCACTCAGACACTTGGTCCGGCTATCAAGCAAGGAGCCTCTAAGGCTTTTGGTTCTATTGGCGAAGCCCTTGGTAAGGCTAACGAGAACCTGAAGTCTTACGACATGGGTAAGATTCTCGTGACAGCTATGGGTGGTGGTGTCTTGTACGCCATCACAACGTGGATCAAGTCCTTCAAGGACAACTTCGACAAGATCGGAAACCTCGCTGACAAGATCGGTGAGACATTCGATAAACTCGGCGATGTCCTGAGTGCCTTCGAGACCAAGATCAAGACTGAGGCTCTGCAGAAAATCGCTATTGCGCTGCTTCTCCTTGCTGCAGCACTTGTGGTTATGGCTCTAGTACCATTCCCTAAGCTCATGCAAAGTATCGGCGCTCTTGGTGTGGTTGTCTATCTGTTGACCGATGCTATGAAGGCCTTGGATGACGTCAATACCGACGGGATCTGGAAGCTGACACCCGTTCTGGTATCACTTGGCGTAACCATGATCCTTCTTGCTTCCGCTATTTCCATCATGGGGAAGATGAAGCCAGAAGCTGCTCTACAGGGTGTTATCACACTTGGCGTACTGATCGCCTACCTTACTGGTATGCTTTACTCGATCAGTGCTAACAAGAATGCCCCTGAGGGCGGTCGGGTCTTCATGTCTCTGGCTGTATCTATGGTAATCCTAGCAACAGCAGTAGCCATCCTTGGTTCGCTCCCCATGGCCGTCGCTCTTCAAGGTATCATCGGCCTCGGTGTGATTATCGCTGCGCTCGCTGGGTTCATGTTCGTCGTTACGAAGAACCCAAACATGGCTAGCGGCGCTGGAGTGCTGCTGTCTCTAGCAATCTCTTGTACAATTCTCGTGAGTGCTATCTGGCTCCTCGGGTCTATGGATACAGGGAAGCTTGTTCAGGGTGTTCTGGCTCTTGGCGTGGTCATTGCCGCTCTAGTTGTGGCTATGACGATCGCTGCTCGAGGCGCCGGTATTGGTGCTGCTCCAATTCTGGCAATGTCTGTGGCATTGTTGATTCTAGTCGGGGTAGTATCGATCTTCGGCGACATGCCCCTCGGTAAGCTTGTCCAAGGTATGGTGGCTCTGGCAGCTGGACTGACAATCCTCTGTGTAGCCATGCTGGTTGCTAGCAACTCGATCGGTGGTGCGGTTGCGCTAGGTATTATGGCTGTCGCCTTGGTACCATTCGCGAATGCGATGCAGACCCTCTCGAGTATCTCTTGGGCTGGTCTTGCTGTTGGGTTGGTGGCTATGGCTGCTGGGTTCGCCATCTTCCTTGCTGCGGCATTCGTAGCACAGATGGTTGCACCGGGTATCATCCTTCTTACTGTTGCACTACTGGCGCTTGGTATTGCGCTCATCCCGATTTCTATTGGTATGGCCGCCTTCGCCGTAATGCTGGGTATCTTGGCTACCACTGGTTCAGCAGCATTCCTGGTTCTTGCTGAGGGAATCAAAATGCTTAGTGCTTTGCTCCCGCAGCTAGCCACGGATCTAGCCAATGCACTGATGAACTTCATCGTGACTATCGCGGCGAGAACTCCTGAGTTGGTTACGGCCTTCTCAAACATCCTACAGGCGATTATCGAGGCAATTATCATCAACACGCCTCTGGTCGTTGCGGCGCTCTTCACTCTGATTTCAGCTCTTCTCACCGAGCTCGACAACCATGCTTACGAGTTCGGTAACAAGGCTGCCAACATCATTGCGAAGTTCCTACAGGGTATTGCTGATGGTCTTCCTGCCATCATTAGGGCTGGAGCCGACTTGATCGTCAACTTCCTGAACGGTATTTCCGAGCAGCTTCCTAGGATCCTGGATGCTGCTGGTAACCTGATCCTGACATTCCTCGAGGGTATTGCTAATACCATTAGGAAGTACAACGCAAGGATCCGACAGGCTGGTCTCGATATCGCTTGGGCTATCATTGATGGGGTCACCTTCGGTCTAGCCGACAAGGCTTGGAAGATTGGTGAGAGTCTGGTCAACGCTGCCAGCAATGGTTACGATAAGATGAAGGAGTTCTTTGGAATTCACTCACCTTCTCGACTGATGCGGCAGCTGGCTCACTATGTTGGCGATGGTATGATCCTGGGGCTCAAGGACAAAGAGGAGACTATCGGCGATGCTGGTAAGAGCCTCGGTCAGGGAGCCTACGACGCCATGAAGGAACCCCTCAACAAGATCAATGATATGTTTGAGGATGACCCCGCCTTCCGTCCTGAGATCGCACCCGTGCTCAACCTTGAGGAGCTTACCAAGCAGGCTCAAGCTCTTGGTGGAATCGGTGGAAGTCTGGGTATCTCAGCGGGATTGGCGAACGGGGCCAGGCCGAAGGTCCAGCTGGAGGACACTAAGGTTACCTCTGACCAGAGCCCAACTCAGATAACGTTCAACCAGAACAACTACTCTCCGGAGGCACTCAGCGAGGCCGAGATCTACCGGCAGACACACAACCAGCTCGCAAGAGCAAGGAGGCTACTCAACACATGATTCGATCAATCACGATCGACCCAGATGGGTATGATCGAATGACACTTTCGCTCACTGACCCCTGGGCGCAGGAGGTCGTGATTAAGGATATCGATGGTCTGGGACCAACCAAGGGCGAGATCTCGATGGAATACATGGGTGTGGGTAACCGGTCTTACCTGAAGGGGGCCAGGCTCACGAGGCGTAATGTCACGATGACTCTGGTCCCCTTTGGGGACGACATCGAGCGTATTCGACAGAAGATCTACAACTACTTCATCGTTGGTGGGGAACTCTCACTCGAGGTAGAGACCGATCGGCGGCGGGTTAAGGCTCGGTTCTACGTTGAGGCTTGTGATACTGACATCTTCGCCGAACAGGTGGAGATGAATATTTCACTGATTTCGCTGTCGCCATATTGGTCGGCACTTTCCTCGGTCAGGGAGATCGTCTCTGGTCGCACCGCCGAGGAGCCTCTGTTCGAGTTCCCGTTCCACTCGGATGCTCCTCCGCCGGATATTATCTTTGGTAAGATCGGTTGGGGACGCTCTAAGCGAATCACCAACCTTGGGGACATCAAGACCGGCGCCCTTATTACGTTGACCTTTAACGGCGACGTCAAGAACCTCCGGATCATGAATAACGCAGCGAATGAGCAGATGCGCTTCTCCAAGCCTCAGCCGTTCTATGCTACTGAGCGACTAATCATAGATTCTCGAGATGGGCGTCGTTCTATCACCCATATCAACTCTCAGAATCTATATTCTGCAGCGTATGGTGTGCAGTCTTGGGATAGCACCTGGATGTACGTCTACCCGGGTATTAACGACTTCGCTATCGAGTACCAGACAGCATTCGGATATACCGCTATTGGTGAGCTTGTAGAGATGACTGTCGAGTACGAGCCGCAATACAGGGGTATCTGATGCGTCTATTCTCTAGTGGTAATATCAATGGCGGCCCAAGGTCTAACCCCAATGAGAACATGCAGCCTTGGGTGGAGATCGAGGATTTCGAGTCCTTATCCTGGTCTGAGCGCTCACATGACTATGGCGATTTCAAGCTCCAGATTGTATCAGATACAATCGAGCCTCAGTTTGGCACATATTCTATGTGGATGCGTGATGACTCCGATTTCGTGATGATCTGTGAGGACATTCACGCAAAACAGTTACCCTCAGGCAAGTATATCCAGGAGTACTCCGGACGCAGCCTTGAGTCGATGCTTGAGTGGAGGGTTAACGAGGACAAGATTCCTCTTCAGATCCCCGATACAAGGTGGCTTGAGACTCAGCTGTATCTCGAGACGATTCTCCACAACAACTTCGGGTCCGGAGCGTCTACCCGACGACGTATTCCTGGATTTAACGTCCACCGAGAGGTAGATGTCAACTCCTGGATCCGAGTCAATATGGCTGATTTCGACGGTGACTGGGATGAGACCGTTGGACTTACCCTCAACCGAGACCACATTGTGAAGCATGTTCGTAGGTTCTTGGATATGACGAAGCCGAATGGTTTCTCCATGTTCTACAGGATCCGAATGAGGAATAGTGGTTTCTGGGTCGACTTCGAGGCTCCTTTCCTTGTGGAGCCTTTGGTATTATCCCCATCAGATGACGACTTCACCGACTTCGAGTATGTGTGGTCAAACCGAAAGAAGTACTCGCATATCATTGAGGTATACGACCACTATGAGGTTGATGGGAAGAAACCTCAAAATGGTAAGTCTCGAACTAATGTTCTCGAGGTTCGTAATGAGATCCCCATGCTTCGACGAGAGGTCTTGTGGAATAATACAGCAGACCACAAGGTCCTCGACCCCAACGACAAGGATTCGAAGAAGAATGACCGGGATGTGCATAAGAAGAACGCATACGACTACTCTAACCCCTACTACCCGATCTATGTAGCCGCTGATAAGGCCGGAGAGTATACTCCTGTAATGCAGTACAGCGCTAAACTCGACAGCTTTGGCGCTAACATTAAGTATAGGCGGGACCTATTCGTGGGGGATGTAGTCCGTTATATTCCGGACCCAGGTATCAACCTCCGACAGCAGATGCGCATGCCTGATGGCACCATCAACTGGGAGAAGTATGCCGAGCAAAGGCGAATCGACCTCCAACTCACCGAGGTAACCGAGTCTTGGGACTCCTCTGGCTACACCCTTCAGCCCTCCTTCACCGGTTACGCTGAGAAGTGGTCTGGTGAGGGTAGTAGGGTTAGCGTTGAGCGCAACAGTGAATCCGTATACCGAGCGATTAGGAGCAGGTAATGGCAATTGTATCCGGGTTCTATAACTCGGTAAACGGCGACCGAAAGTATGACGCCGAAGACTTCGGACGACTTCTCAATGGGGTCATCCAGCAGGGCGTATTCGCCAACGTGGGAAACCAGTTCCTCTGTACATCGAACCGAAACGGAATGTCCGTTCGAATCGACACAGGGAAGGCTTGGGTTGGGAGCAAATACATTGAGCTCACCAGCTTCGAGACGGTAAACATCTCTCCCGCTCACCCGAGCTATGACCGAAAGGACTATATTTGCCTTCTGGTCAACAACAACGCCAGTGCTCGAGCGGGATCGGTTACCACTATCCCTGGAACCCCGGCCCCCAAGGGTCCTCAGGTAAAGCCCCCGCAGCTTCCATCTTGGTCCGGCTTTAGCTATCTACCGATCGCTATGGTCGATGTGTATGGCGGTGCCACAAGCATCTCCAACGCTGAGATCACCAACCTGGCAGGAACATCCACCTGCCCTTGGGTCTCTGGACCGAATATGACGGTGAATGTCGACGGACTTCAGAACCAGCTTCAGTCTAAGTTCGACACCTGGTTCGCCTCTGTTCGAGATGCTCTGAACAAGGCTGCTGGTGGAAATGTTAACGTTGATATCGCCAACCTCAAGACAGATATGACCGCTACCAAGGATAAGCTTGAGCGGACAGTTAGGGCTCTGAATTCTTGGGTTGGGGATATCAACAACATCAACGCCAAGATGAGTAATCGTAATACCATCTACGAGATGTTAGACCAGGGTAATGCTGGTATCCACAACTCGATTTGGCGTGGCGATCACTTGGGAACGACGCTTTCCTCGGATCAGCAGGCTGCTATTCGAAATGGTACCTTCAAGGGTATCTATGTTGGAGACTACTGGACCATTTGGGGCGTCCAGTGGCGTGTAGCCGGATTCGACTACTGGCGAAACATCGGCCCGCAGGCCTGGGATCGTCCGCACATGATCCTTATCCCCGATACTTCACTTGTGAAGGCGCCTTGGGGTACTGGATCTACCTCGGATGGTTACATGGGATCACTTCTGTTTAAGAAGGCACCCGCTATCTCTAGTACTATCGACCGACTCAGGGCTATGTTCGGTTCAAACCTGAACTCACCGTGGCACCGTGTATCCAATGGCGCTGAGGATGGTCTGGTTACCTCTTGGGCCTGGGAGGGGACCTCTCAGGCAGCTCTGCTCACTGAGCGTATGATGTTTGGCCAGCCGGTTCAGTCCTATGCACAGTCTTACACTCAGCGCAGGTATGACTTCTCTGTCGCGGCGCAGGGGCAACTCCCTATGTTCCGACTGAACCCGCAATACATCACCTCCGCTAAGGAGGCAATCTGGCTCCAGGATATTGCGAACGCCTCAAGCGCCTTCTTCCTGGACTCCACAGGTATTGTCAACGCCGCACCGGTGACGTACAGCTACGGCGTGCGTCCTTATGTGGTAATCACTTCGTAAGGAAATGATGCAGCACTTCGGCTTCAATCCAGCGCTGGACATCCTAATCGCGGTTGTCCTGTCTGTATTCGGATCCTCCGGGTTCTGGGTATACTTGCAGAAGCGTCAAGAGCGTAGATCTGCAAACACGCGATTGTTGCTGGGTATGGCGCATGACCGAATCGTGTATGTTGGTAAGACATACATCCACCGGGGGTCACTAACTCTCGACGAGTATGAGGACTTCATGAAGTATCTCTACGAGCCTTATGCCGAGTTCGGCGGTAATGGCCTCGCCGAAAGGATTGTCGAGGAAGTCAAGCGACTCCCGGTGGTCCCCTCATCCCGCACACCCACGAGAAGAAGTAAATACGATGGCTAAGCACCTCAAGGAGAATAAGTTGCAGAACAAGTCCTACGACATCCTCAAGTGGGTCGCCCTGGTTGCCCTTCCGGCCACCTCTGCGCTCTATCTGACCCTGGCTGCTCTTTGGAACTTGCCAAACCCGACTGAGGTTGCCGGTACTATCGCTGCAGTCGACACCTTCCTGGGCGTTCTGCTGGGCGTCTCCTCCGCCAAGTATACCGGGAACACCGTCTCAGGGACTCTTCACGTCTCGGAGAACCAGGACATTCACGCCGCCTTCGAGCAGCCTGTCGCTGAGATGCTCCGGAACGGTAAGGTCACCATGGATGTCAAGCAGGTCTAAGCGAGAAAAACCTGCATTATATTGAACCCTAGAAAGGAGACACTTATGAAGACCGACCCGATCCAGGAAACCATTGAAGCCGCTCTCAAGGAAGCGGAACTTCACGATCCCTCATCCGAGGACTACACCACCATTGCTCGCAATGTTGAGACCCTTGCTAAAGCCAAAGCCCTTGGCGAAAGCAAGAAGCTCAGCCCCGATGCAGTGCTTGGCGCAGCTACCTCGATTCTGGGAATCGTCGCAGTTCTGCAGTACGAGAGACTTGCAGTGGTCTCCTCTAAGGCATTCGGCCTCATCATGAAGGTCAAGCCCTTCTGAGATCCGCCTGGCCCCCTGTGCAATTCGCATGGGGGGCTGGGCTTATCTTTTTTGTCAACGCGAGAAAAACGGGGTCTATATTGAAACCCTGACCTAGAAAGGATACTCTCATGAACCTCTCTCCCGCTGCTACCCAGGCCGCCCTCGACTACGCCGAGGAGCTTGCTGCTACCGGACTGAGCTCTGCTGAGTACGACCGACTCTATCTGTGAGTTCAAAAGCTAAACGCCAAATTTCCCCGGCGTTTAGTTTTTAGTCACATTAGTAACATCTGTCGCAAAATTAACACGGTGTATATTGAAGACCCTAGAAAGGAACCACAATGTTCACCCTCGCTGCTCTCATTGCCCTCCCCTTCGTCATCCTCGGCACCCTGCTGCTGGTTGGCGATGTGTTCGGCAAGAAGACCCGTGAAATCTGATCCCTACTAAACTCTCAGCCAAAGATCCCGCCATGGGATCTAGGCTTTTATTTTTTTGCGCGAGGAAAACTCTGTGTATATTGAAGACCTACGAAAGGAACCACCAATGCTATACATCGCCCTCGCTCTGACCACTATTATGGCTATCTGGTTCGCCGTTGCTCACGAAGAGCAGAAGTTTAAAGCTGAAAAATACCGCCAGCTTTCGCTTCGACTCAAGAAAGAGAACGACGCCCTGAAAGACACTGATACTATGGAAGAGTTCGAGCGACTTGCTCTGAAGTGCTTCTCCAAGTGACTTCAACCCCACCCCCTATATCCCGACCTGGGATATAGGCTTTTTGAAAGGAATACACATGTTCGCACCCGCCATCACAGCCATCGCTATTGCTTATGGCCTTGCTCTGATCGGACTCATCATCCTCCTCGCAAAGGCTGACCACGAGCGAGACCAGCTCAAGACCAGCGTCGATATGCTTGTGAAGGCTCAGGTGAAGTCCGTTCTCGAGATCAAGGAGCTTCAGGCAGAGATCCGCGAGAAAAACTGACCCTTATATGAGACCCCTCTACTCGAAAGGAACCACCATGGACACCAACGACACCAACGTCGAGACCACCGAGCCCGTCATCGAGTTCAAGTTCAACAAGGACGCTCTCGTTCCCGCTATCAAGCGCAATGCTAAGAAGATCATTGCCGGAGCCGCTGTTATCGCAGCCGGCACCGCTCTGACCCTCATGGCTGTGCGCTCGGTACCGGAGATCGAGGACTCCGAGGAACTCGAGCACGATGAACTCGATGAGATCGATTCCGCCGAGTCCGACTCCGACGACTGACTCTCACCTATAGCCCCCAACAAGGGCTATAGGCTTTCCGCGACAGAAACCATGAGTATATTGAAGACCCTACGAAAGGAACCTCCAATGCTCATCCGTTTCACCGTTTCTGTTATTCGGAACGCCCTCCTCATCATGGGTGTTATCCTCGCCTCCTGTTTTATTGGACGCGGGGCTAATACCCGGATGAAGCACGTTCTGAATATGCAGCAGCGTCACATGAACCGCCGCATCCGTTCTGCCCGCTGGTAAACACCACCTATATCCCGACTTGGGATATAGGCTTTTGTCTGATAGAAAGGACACACAATGCTGACCGTACTTCTCGGTCCAAGCTGCTCAGGCAAGACAACCCTTCAACAGAAAATGGTTCAGAATGATGGATACCATGCTGTCCGAACTGCCACCACACGCCCTCGACGTATGGGAGAAGACGCTTCTACCTACTACTTCCTCAAGGATGGTGCCTTTAGAGAGTGGGAACGACGAGGAGATCTTATCTGTTGTGAGGTCTTCCGAGGCTGGCGATACGGAGTTCCGCGTGATGAGATTTCCCGACGGAACGACCGGCCTAATCGAGTTGTCATTCTCACAGTCGGAGGCACACTCGAGCTCCTCAGTCGACACTCTGATATCGTGGTTGGGGACGGACTGAAGATCCTCTACCTCGGAGCAGATGGACCTACTGCCGAAGCACGATCCTATCAGCGAGGAGATGATCGGCGTGAGTATCTTCGTCGTATGGCTGCTGACTCGATCGACTTCCGCAAGTTCCCTCAGGAGAACGGTATGTGGGAGTTTGAGCCGAGCTATATCCTCAGCTGTCTGAACAACCGAGACAACTACAAGCTCGACCCGAAGCTTAAGAGGGTTGACCGAAAGGAGTACAAGTGAATGTCACTACAGGTACGGAGCTACTCAAGAAAAACGCACCTGCTATCCTCACCGCTGCGGCATGTATCGGGACCGTCACCACAGCCGTACTCACGGCGCGTGGGGCCACGCTCGCCATTGAGAGGACAGCGGATTATTGTAGGGAGAACCTCCGCTCGCCCGAGGACCTTGACTGGAAAGAGAAGTTTACTGTCTCGTACAGCTGCTACATTCCCGCTGCTATCGCCGGGGTATCGACACTGGTGGCTATCATCGCAGCTAACCGTGTCCAATATGCTCGAGGTGCGGCGTTCGCACTTGCTTACGCAGGTAGCGAGAAGGCGTTTGCGAGGTATCGCGACGCTGTGGCGGAAGTGGTTAAGCCGAAGGACCGAGAGAAGATTAAGACTCGCATTGCAGAGAAGGCTCTCGAGGATGCTGGAGAACCTGTATCCGGCACTGTTCTCGTGGCCGCCTCAGGAGATGTCCTCTGCTACGACGTGTTCTCCGGTCGGTACTTCCGATCTGACATCGAGACGATCCGTCGGGTCGAGAATAACATCAATGGTCAGCTCAATACTGAGTGTTATGCGTCTCTTAACGAGTTCTACACTGGACTCGGGCTTCCCCCAGTCGCCGCAGGCGAGCTTGTCGGATGGTCTGAGCCTAACTCCCTCAGTGTCGAGTTCGGGTCACAGCTTGATCCAAAGGGAAACCCTGTTCTGACCGTCGACTTCCTTGTTGCGCCAAAGGAGAACTATTTCAAGATCGCGTAGCAAACTACGGGTATAATGAACCACCACTTGAAAGGACACATCATGTTCATTCTGCCCTACACCCAGAACCAGTCTGTTTGGCTCGCCGGAAACAACATCGTTTCCAGCTCCAAGGACGACTCTGAGAAGACCGAACCCACCACCAAGTGAACCACCTATATCCCGACCTGGGATATAGGCTTTTTGAAAGGATACTCATGTTCAAAACCACCGTTCGCGCCAAGTCCTTCTTCGACGACGAGGTTACCACTCACACCCTCTACTTCAACCTTTCTCGTCGAGAGGTATTTGAGCTTGCGAAGGAGTACAACGGCGTCAACGCATTCCAGGAGTACATCACCAACGCTCAGGCGGACGAGAACCTCTTCCAGATTGTTGAGTTCACCGACAACATCATTGGTAAGGCCTATGGCGAGCGACAGGGCGAGCGCTTCGTCAAGTCTGATCTGATCACGAAGAACTTCATTGACGGACCCGTCTACGAGGTCCTCTTCGACAAGATTGCTGCCGACCCGAAGTTCGCCAAGGAGCTCATGGAGGGTATTCTCCCGACCAAGCTGCTCGACTCCCTCAAGGATGACCCGAAGTACAAGGAGATCTCTGAGAAGATCGGCTGATCATATTCTCGAGGGGGCCTGGAGCAATCTGGGCCCCCTCAAACCTCGAAAGGACACACAATGGCAAATTCCCCAATCCGACCTGAGCTCCCTTCCAACTCCAAGCTCAAGGAGCGCAAGAAGGTAGAGCAGGTCACCTCCTCACCAGTCACCAAGAAGAAGCAAGGCTTCGCTACCAAGGCCGTATCCGCATTCGTTGGAGAGGACATTCACAATGTTGGAGAGTATCTTGTTTACGATGTTGCAATCCCGGCATTCAAGAACCTCATCTCTGACATGGTTTCTCAGGGTATCGAACGTATGCTCTTTGGAGAGAGCTCTCCTCGACGCGGCTCTAGTTCGGGTGGGACGCGAGTCTCCTACGGCTCCTACTCTCGTCCGGGCTCAGCTCCAGGCAACCGCAGAGATGCATCTCCACGAAATCGCCGCTACCACGACTTCTCGGACATCGAGCTCGAGTCGCGGGACGAAGCGTACCTCGTTCTCGACCGCCTTGCAGACCTGGTCGACGAATATGGTCTCGCCACCGTGGCAGACTTGTACGACCTCTGTGGTATCACGACCGAGTATACCGATGAGAACTGGGGCTGGACTTCGGCCCGGAACATGTCGGTAATCCGCTCGAGGCACGGCTACATGCTTCAGCTTCCCAAACCTGATCACGTTACATCACGATGACACCTCAACAGACGCGGCTTGCACTGATCGCCGCATATCCATACTCAGACAAATGGCGTCGGCGCGTTGAGCGCATGGAAGACGACCAGGCAATCGCAATCTATCTTCGACTCAAGAAAGCTGGTAGGATCAAGTGAATCTCTCCTTCGCAACCCGTATCATTGGTCGGACCTCGCTGGTTATCAGTAAGCACGCTCCGACCATCCTGACTGTGGCTGGCACTGCTGGCTTCATCGGGACCACCGTTCTCGCTTCCAAGGCCACCCTCAAACTCGAGGAGACTGTGGCTGAGGAGGCTTCTCTCCTCGTCAAGGTCCACGAGGCACAGGAGGAGGGTAAGCTCACCGACAAGGACGCTGCACACGACAAGGTTGTCCTGTACACCCGAATGGCGACCAAGCTCGGGAAGCTGTATGCTCCCGCGCTGATTCTGGGCGCCGCTTCGATCGCTGCTCTGGCTACTGGTCACGGTATCATGCTCAAGCGAAACGCCTCTCTGGCTGCTGCCTACGCCGCGGTCGACCAGGCCTTCAAGTCCTACAAGAAGAAGGTCGAGGCTAAGTTCGGTAAGGACGCTGTCCTCGAGGCTATCTCAGTTCCAACCGAGGAGCTCGTGGTGGACGGCGAGACGACTGAGTCCGTTCTCAAGTACGGTGACACCTCTCCTTATGGCGTCATCTTCGACGAGACCAACCACAACTGGTCTGCTGATGAGGACCTGTCTGCGCTTCACCTGAAGTGCCAGCAGCAGTACGCCAATGATATTCTCCAGACTCGTGGGCACATCTTCCTCAACGAGGTCTACAAGATGCTCGGGTTCCCCCACACTCCCGCTGGCGCTATCACTGGTTGGGTCAAGGGTAACGGCGACAACTTCGTTGACTTCAACATCCACGACGGTCTCTTCGAGGGCGAGGACGCTAACGGTCGTCTCGTGACGAAGTGGGCGTTGGACTTCAACGTCGACGGCGTCATGTACGACAAGATCTGAGGCGCATATGCTTGAACGAGTTCTATATTTCGGAGCCGGAGCTATCGCCGGCGGCCTGGGCGTATATGTCGCACTCTCTCGCAAGTTCGAGCGAGACTTCCAAGAAGCAACCATCGAGATCAACAAGGAGCTGGCTGAAATTGCTGAAGCTAAGCACAAAACGGAGGTGGGAGCAGGAGCTGATTCTGAGGGTAGCGAACCCGATTCTGAGCATTTGGTATCGGAAGCTATTGTGGATTACTCTCCGACTCCTGTGGACGATTCCGACCAAGAGGTAGTTCAGAAGCGAACCCTTGATCGACAGCACTTTGAGGCCTACCAGATTACTCGTGAGGAGTATATGGCTAAGGGCCATCAGGAGCATGTCGAGCTCACATACTACATGGAGGATGACGTCTTCGCGGACAACCGTGGTGTCCCCATGCAGAACACTGAGTGGTTTGACAATATTATCAGCGGGGTGTCCACTTCCGACACCATCATCTACATCCGAAGCATGAGCCGCCACGCAGACTTCGAGGTAACTCTCCTCGACGATTCCTATGAGCACACTGTCCTCGGAGTTGAGCCCTACGAGGATGAGTAATGATCGAGGCTGCACCGGATAACTCATATTTTGACTGGCTTGTCGATCGAACGGGAGATACTCGGTTTGCTGAGTCCCCCGACCAGTCATATTTGCAACTACTCGAGATCATGCACCAGACACCATTCCGGGTGACGATCGGGAATGATGTTAATCGTGCACAGGACGGCATCGACCTGCGGCGTGCGTTCATCAAGGATGCGGGAGACGTCTCGTATGTTTGGTTGAACGAACAGACGTGCTCGATGCTTGAGATGTTCATTGCTTTGGCCGAGCGTATGGACATGATGCTCGAGGATGACGATACACCATATTCCCTTGAGTGGTACTTCTGGGAGATGGTTAAGAACTGCGGTCTCTACGACTACACGGATGAGGCACTGTTCAACCCCCGCTGCGAGGAGGAAGTCGACTCCATACTTGAGCGGATCAATGCACGGGAGTACACGAAGATGGGACTCGGATCCATGTTCCCTCTTCGTGCTATCCCTCTGCATGGCGCAAGAGACATGCGTAAGGCTGAGATCTGGGCCCAGATGAATGCCTACGTCAACGAGAACTATATGTAAGGAGCCTCATGGATTTCTACCGAATCTGCGAGCGAACCACCAAGAGTGGAAAGGTGGAAATCTACCCCGAGTTCCTCGTCGGAAGGTCGAGGGATATTCTTGTCCAGGGGCGAGACTTCCAAGCCATATGGAACGAGGAGAAGGGTCTCTGGTCCACCGACGAGTTTGACGTCGCTACGTTGGTGGATCAGGACCTCTTCAACTATCAGAAGAAGCACAACGGTCAGCTCGAAACTGTTGTGAAGACCCTCTCCAACTACAGCACCGGACTCTGGACCACATTCCAGACTTGGATGTCCAGGCTACCTGACAACGGTCAGGAGCTTAACTCGAAGCTCATATTTGCGGATACAAAGTCTAGAAAGGAAGACTATGCCACTGCTCGACTGTCGTACTCCCTCGAAGAAGGGGATCCTGAATCGTGGGACCGCCTCATTGGTGTCCTCTACAGTGAAGATGATCGGAGAAAGCTTGAGTGGCTTATCGGCTCCATTGTGGCAGGAGACTCTAAGCGGATACAGAAGTTTGCCGTACTATATGGTCCCCCGGGGTCCGGTAAATCGACAGTCTTAAATATTCTCGAGCTTCTCTTCCAGGGTTACACAACCACATTTGACGCGGGCGCTCTTGGATCCCGTAGCGATCAGTTCTCGACATCTACTCTCGCCAAGAGTTCGCTCGTGGCTATCGACCAGGATGGGGACCTGTCTCGGATCGAGTCTAATGGGCTTCTCAACAGTGCTGTGGCACACGAGACCATTCTCATCAATGAGAAAGGTGTCAAGCGCTACCCCAAGCGAGTGGATGCGATACTATTTATTGGTACTAACAAACCGGTTAAGATCACTGACTCTAAGTCGGGGTTGATCCGAAGGCTGATTGACATCTCCCCTACAGGAGATACGGTCGACCCAAGCGAGTATCAGACCCTCATGACGAAGATTCGTGATGAGCTTGGTAAGATCGCCAATCATTGCCTTGAGGTATATCGTAGTCTTGGTAAGCACTACTACGATTCGTATACACCTCAGAGTATGATGATGAAGACCAACGTTCTCTACAACTTTGTTGAGGAGAACTACCTTCAGTTCAAGAGCGAAGACCAGGTCACCCTCACGATGGCCTACAAGCTATACAAGGAGTACTGCAGTGAAGGTAATATCCCGTATCCGAAGAGTCGGTACGTCTTCCGAGAAGAGCTCAAAGACTACTTCGACGAGTTCCACTCTCGAATGCGAACCGGAGGGGATCGACTACGCAGTGTCTATACCGGATTTCGAGCCAGTCTCTTCGATCCCGCTGAACTCAAACCCACTCCAGAGGAGCCGTATTCGCTTGCGCTGGATTGCGAAGAATCCCTACTTGACGAAGTCTTGGCCGAGTGCCCAGCCCAGTCCGCTAGCGACGGAGGAACCCCTCAGTATCGATGGGTGAATGTCAAGACTAAGCTCAAAGACATCGACACAAGAGAGGTCCACTATGTCAAGGTCCCTGAGAACCACATCGTCATCGACTTTGATATCAAGCAGGAGGGTAGGAAGGATCTTAATCGAAACCTTCAAGCTGCCTCCGAATGGCCCCCAACCTACGCCGAAACCAGTCAAGGTGGAAATGGAGTTCACCTCCATTACATCTACGACGGAGATCCTTCCGAACTGGCGCGGCTCTACGATGAAGACATTGAGATCAAGGTCTTCACAGGAGACTCCTCTCTAAGGAGGAAGGTCTCACACTGCAACAACATCCCGGTGGCCCATATTTCAGAAGGGCTACCGTTAAAGGAGCGCAAAGTGATCAACAAGACCACCATGGCCAACGAGAAGAAGGTCAGGGAGCTTATTGAACGCAACCTCCGGAAGGAGATTCATCCGGCAACCAAGCCGTCCATCGACTTCATTGCCAAGATCCTCCGTGACGCCAAGGAACAGGGGATGGTATATGATGTCAAGGACCTGAAGCCTCGAATCCTGGCATTCGCTATGGCCTCGACTCACCAAGCGGAGGCAGCCATCAAGGTTGTCATGGAGATGCCGTTCACCAATGAGGATCCAGATGAGAAGGTCGTTGGATTTCCGACTGGCGAGCTGGTATTCTTCGACTGTGAGGTGTTTCCGAACCTGTTCATCGTGAACTGGAAGGTGAAGGGAAATCCGGTTGTTCATCGGATGATTAATCCCACACCTGAGGAGATCGAGGCCCTCTGCGAGATGCGTCTCGTGGGGTTCAACTGCCGGAAGTATGACAACCATATTCTGTATGCCCGCACTCTCGGATTCAACAATGCCAAGTTGTTCGATCTGAGTGAGCGGATCATCAAGAACAGTGTCACAGCCGGCTTTGTCGAGGCCTACAACCTCTCGTATGCTGACGTGTACGACTTCGCAGCGACCAAGATGTCCCTCAAGAAGTGGGAGATCGAGCTTGGACTGCACCACCAGGAGCTCGGGCTACCTTGGGATGAGAATGTCCCTGAGGAGCGCTGGGAAGAGGTGGCTGAGTACTGTGATAACGACGTTATCGCTACCGAGGAGGTCTTTGACCACCTTCATGCGGACTGGCAGGCCCGTCTTATGCTTGCCAAGTTGTCCGGGCTAACCCCGAATGACACAACAAACAAGCACTCCCAGCACATTATCTTTGGGAAGAACAGGAACCCTCAGAATGAGTTCGTTTACACCGATCTCAGTCAGCAATTCCCTGGCTATCAGTTCGCTTACAGTAAATCTACCTACCGCGGGGAGGAGGTTGGCGAAGGCGGGTACGTCTACGCCGAGGAAGGGATCTACGTCGACGTCGCTCTTCTCGACATTGCGTCAATGCATCCCACTTCAATCGAGTGTCTCAACCTCTTCGGAGACCGATACACTAAGCGTTTCAGCGAGATCAAGCAGGCCCGAGTCGCAATCAAGCACCACGACGACGCCACAGCCCGATCACTTCTGGATGGAGCACTCGCACCTTTCCTAGACGAAGGGGTTGACTATGAGGCACTGGCCTTTGCTCTCAAGATCGTCATCAACTCGGTGTACGGTCTCACTGCGGCAAAGTTCTCTAACCCCTTCAAGGACCCCCGCAATGTGGACAACATTGTCGCAAAGCGTGGTGCACTGTTTATGGTGGATCTGAAGCACTTTGTCCAGGAGCAGGGCTTCGACGTCGCCCACATCAAGACTGACTCGATCAAGATCCCGAGGGCTACTCCTGAGATTATCGAGAAGGTCATGGAGTTCGGCAAGAAATACGGCTACACCTTCGAGCACGAAGCCACTTACGACCGTATGTGTCTCGTGAACAAGGCCGTATATGTCGACTACTGTGATGGGAAGTGGGGCGCTACCGGCGCTCAGTTCCAGCACCCCTATGTCTTCAAGGAGCTCTTCTCGAAGGAGGAGCTCGAGATCGGAGACGTAGCGGAGACCAAGAGCGTAACCACCGCTCTGTATCTGAACAACGGAACCGAAGACAATCCTGAGATGGAATTCGTCGGAAAGACCGGCGCGTTCGTCCCCGTAAACCGTGGAGGCGGGATTCTTCTCCGCGAGAAAGATGGCAACTACCATGCCGCAACAGGCTCTACCGGTCACAGGTGGGTACAGTTCGAATCCTTCAAGGAAGCCCATCCGAACGATTGGAAGGAATGGGTCGACTGGAGTTACTTCGAAGGTCTTGCTGACGATGCGAAGGCTGCAATCGGAGAGTATGGCGACTTCGAGGCCTTCACCCTTGGAGCTTGACGCTTACGATTGGAGTTTTGGTGTCGATGGCTGAGAACAAGTGGGACTCATATCTCGAAGGCTCTATCGATAAGGACCGAGACCCGGCTCTGGATGACGAGATCATCTATGGGGTCAATGTCAAGCACTTCAATCTGACTGTGTATCATCCGAATGGTCGAGTCAAGAAGTACTGGAATGCCCGAATCCTCAAGGACTACCTTGGGTATTGTCGAATCGCATGCCCTAGAGACGACAAGATCCTGTCCTTCAACTGGTTCAACTGGACTGCGTATATGTTCACTCAGTCTGGAATGAACGAGCTGGTATTCATGCCTCATTCGAGACGAGGTATTGTCTCTCAGCTCTCACAGGGCAACTGACGAAATCCCCCGGGTCTGTAAAAGGGCCCGGGGGTACGCGTCACAAACCAGGGGTAATATGAGACCCCTCACTCGAAAGGAATACTCATGCTACCCGTTGCTAAGATCATTCTCTCCGGACTCACCTCTATCGGAGCTGGTATGATTGCCAGCAAGCTTACCAAGCCCCTGGTTTCGAACTCGAATGGAATCGCTAAGATTCTGCTCTGGTTCGGATCCGTAGGTACTGGTATCGCTGCTAGTGCGATCGTTGCCCGCGAAGTGGAGAATCAGTTCGAAGAGACTGTCGCTGCAGTTAAGGAAGCTCGTAGCCACGTCGAGATCGAAGATTGATCTCCCACCTATACCCCGATCATGGGGTATAGGCTTTTCTAGAAAGGACACACCATGCCAATGATCCAGAGTCACGAGGACCACCTTCGTGTTGATGTCGACTACATCTCGTTGAAGGATTGTTTCGAGGCGTTCCGTCGTGGAGTTGAGCACCGCGACAAGACACTCGGAGACATCCTTCTCATTACCAACTCGCCGGATACTATCGAGTATCAGACGAGTCTTGGCGACTCCTACCTCATTACCTATGACCCGATCCATAAGGTCATGGTCATGCGCGCATTCCTCAAGGATGACGACGTCCTGAAGCCCCTGTATATCTACAATCAGCGAGAGTACCAGATTGCATGCGAGTTCCTGCGCTCTATCATGCATGAGAAGATCGACCTGAAGGAGGACTGGCTGGTATGAACGAGACCCCAAAGTATCAGGGCCATTTTGAGGAGGATGGCCGTTATGTCTCTACGAAGAACCCTCCTAAGAATCCGATATGGACTCCGGAGAAGCCTGATCCGGGCTGGATTTGTAATCCCGAGGAGGACCGGAAGTCCGCCACATTCACCCATCCACGACACCCCCTCGTCGTATTCGTATGGGACGAGCGGATGGATATTCTTAGCGGGATCATTGTATGGCAGTCCAAGCCGTATCAGATCCAGACAAAGCCACACATCTGCTACGACCGAGAACTCTACCGTGAGTTCATGACTGCTATGCTCCGGCTTGCAGCAATCCCTTTCAACAAGTTCAACCCTGACATGATTGAGGTGTGCTAATGACCAATGTTACCGATTACTTTGATCTTTCTGGTAATATGTTCGAGGAGACGCTTGAGTTCCAGGGTGTAAACCTTGCTGCGTACATTGATGGTCGATCTAAGATCAAGCCCGACTATATCGACTCGATCAATATGCAGATTAAGCTGGATAACGCGGAGGTCCGATTCACGAAGACTGACTCTGTTGTCTACGCCTCGATCATGTTCAAGGATGGTAAGGATACAGTAAACACCATTCTTTTCAAGTGTCGTCAGAAGGCACACCTTGGGATGTTCATCCGTCGCGTCATCGCGATTGCAAAGCTTCCCGTCGATCGTATCCACCGCGAGTACCGTAACTACTGAGAAGGAGTACACAAATGGCACAACTTGGAAACCTTACCCTCGAGAACGCACGCATCTTCTTTAAGGACTTCTCTGCTGAGGGACGCTTTGCTAATGGTAAGCGGACATTCTGTGTCGAGATCCCTGAGGATCTTGTCGAGCAGCTACAGCGAGACGGCTGGAATCTCAAGAGTCGAGAGTCTCGTCAGGATCCGGATGCTGTGACCTGGTTTATCAAGGTGGAAGCCTCTTACCGGGCCCGTCCCCCTCGTGTGATCTGCATACCGAGTATCACAAAGAACCGGACATATCTCACTGAGGCTACGATCGCCTCTCTGGACTATGCCGAGATCCTTAACGTCGACCTGACTATCAACCCCTATCCATGGGAGGTCAATGGTAAATCCGGAGTCAAGGCATATCTCGGGACGATGTATGTCACGATTCAGGAGGACCCGCTGGATGCTAAGTATACTGAGGATGAGGTGGCCTAATGCCTACGCTGGCCATCGACGCCGCATGTCTTGCTGAGCTTTGGAACATGGATCGAGTGGCTAACTCCGAGAATCCCCCTATGCTCTCTGGTAGTGAGATCAAGGACATCCAGGAGAAGAACGGGAAGATCTACTTCGATCTTGGAGGTGTGACTGTCATCTCTGATCCGGATGACATGTACGCCTTCGACAAGAACAACCACTTCACTCTCCGAGAGGATCTGTAATGCGAGCTCCATACGGTTTCTTCAACTTCCTCCTCGACTGCACTCTCACGATTCTGACTGGAGGACTCTGGCTGATCTGGATATTCATCCGGGAGATCCGCTCACTCTAATTTGAACCCCCGGGGTCTGTAAAAGGGCCCCGGGGTTAGCCATAGAAAGGACACGCATTGGCTAACAGACTTATCGTCTCTGCTGAGGACATCCAGCGTGCGGTTCTCGAGGCGGAGGAGCAGGAGAAGCGGGCACTGAAGCTCGCACAGCAGCGTGATGTTGCAGAAGGGAAGCCTCCTCGTAAGGAGCTGCGTCCCGATCACATCGTCAAGCCGGGACGTCAGATCGTCCTGGACTACATCAAGAACCCTGAGCGTCGGATGACACCCCGATGCAAGATTCAGGTGATGAACCGCGACACAAAAGGGCGTAGTAAGGGAAACGGCTACGACTTCCTTGTGAGTGTTGCGATGGTTCGCAACCGTGAGCTCGCCGATAACATCGAGCGAGACCTTGAAGCCTTTATGGACTACCTGTTGGACGAGTACGACATTCCGAAGAGGAGACGATAATGATCGAGACCAAGTACATCAGCACCGAGAACATATTCCACTTCTACCGTGGGGAGATCGTCGACCTTGAGCGGCTGAATACGCACATGGAGCTTGCCAAGGCCTGCGGTCAGAAGATCGCAATGCCTCGTATCTATGTAAACGGTCGTGAGGCAACTATTATTGACGTACGCAAGCTTCCTAACAGCGCCTGGACTGTCCGGATCCTTGAGAAGGGGAAGACCTACTACCAGAACTTCTACAAGGACGAGAAGCTTCGTTCTGACGGGTACGCTCTGCACTCTGCAGGATCCTGCGAGGTTATCTCGGGTGATAAGTTCTGGGAGAAGTTCCACGGACCTCGAGGGGACAAGGCTCCGGCCTACATCTTCTTCAACAACCACAAGTACCGCATGACCTCATTTGCTAGGGTCTTCGGTACGAATGGTATTCTGGTTACTATCGTATCCTCGTCGAATACGCAGTACCTTATCCAGGTGAGTGACGATCTTGGCGGGGAGTTCGTCAAATTTGGAAACACCTGGTCTATCAACAACGGAAGGTCGCTTGAGAAGGTTGAGGTTCTGGACCGATGAGTCTGAGTAATGAGAAGATTGTCGAGGTGGTCAACAATCTATACGACTATATCTGTGAGGATACGAAGTTGACCTGGAACTCGATGTACGGCAAGTTCCGCACAATTGAGGGACGCAAGTTCCTTAAGCATGTCGATGAGACGCTCAAGTGCGGTAATCGTATGCCGATTCTGTTCCCAGGTGAGCCTGAGCCGGTGGATATCATCCAGTGGCAGCTTCATCCATCTGAAGACATTCGGAAGGACCCCGTGTCCTTCTACTTCTCCATCCGACCCACCCACTCAAAGATCACGGTTCTCACCCATCAGGATGGGAGTGACTCGTTAGATAAGTGGGTCTTCGAGAAGACTGGCGAGTTCTGCTACAACTGGGAGAAGGACGCCTGGATCGCCCCTGAAAACATCAGGATCACGAAGAATATTGGGATCATTCTCGACACGCTGGATCTCCACAAGGATCTGAAGACGGTATCCTACTTCGTCTCGGGCAAGTGTATGACATTCATCGAAGGTCACCAGAGCCCCACTGGTGGCTTCGACGAGTACGTCTTCCGTGATGGGGATGAGTGGCTGTACTTCCACTCAACAAAGAACACCTCTCTCACTACGAAGAAGGGTCTCAACTCCACACAGCTCCACCTTAACCACGTCCGAAGGATTCAGGTTGACTGAGTGGGTGGTTGGACTCCATCCCTGGGAGCTTTATGAGTTCTCAGATGATGGGCGATGTCGAAACTCTGAGACGGGCCTTGTGAAGAAGCTGACCATGGATACTCGGGGGAGGCTCCGGGTATCTCTGACAAGCAGCGTTACTCGCAGGAGCTCGTCTCAGAGGTTCCACCGGGTTATGTGGGAGGCTTTCAATGGCCCCCTGCCGCCCAAAAAAGTCCTGGTACCCATTGACGATGACTGGGAGAATCTATCGCTAGACAATTTTGAGATAATTGACTGGCAGACTCTCAAGCAGCGGCAGTGGGCTGAGTACAATGCTGAGCAGAACCGGATCTTCGAGGAGACTCGGAGTGAATTCGACGACTACATTTTCGGCTCATGTACTGAGTCGGAGCAGGATAGAAAGGCTCGCTTTGGGCGCTGAGCGATGGAAGACAATCCCCAATCTTGGCGATAAGTACGAGGTTTCAGATCATGGGCGGGTTCGAAACAAGAACTCCGGCCGTTTCATGACACCCCGACACAAGGATGGCTGCTGCATATATCGCATGGAGAAGCCTAGTACTCATGGTAGAGAGCGCAAGTCTAACTCTGGGGCTGTTCTTGTGTGGACTGCTTTCGTGGGAGAGATCCCCAAGGGCTACTACGTCCAGTACAAGGATGGAAACCGACGGAACTTGACCCTGGAGAACCTCTATCTGAAGTCCAACTCCGACTTCCGCAAGGAGGAGTACAAGGAGGGGCGTCTCGGATTTCAGCTCGGGAAGTCTGAGCTCGACAAGTGGATCTTCGGATCCTGCACTGAAAACGAAGCAGAAAGGAAGGCACGACTCTAGTGACCGTGGTGTACCGCCCTGAGCAGATTCAGGCGGTCCGCCAACTTCGATCCGGCAACATTCTTGCAGGGGGCGTTGGTTCGGGGAAGACCCTGACCAGTCTGGCATGGTATCTCACGTCGGTTTGTAACGCCGCCTCATTCAAGAAAGGGGGGTCCTTGGCTTGTAAAAAGGTCAAGGGCTCCCCTACGCTGTATGTCATCACCACCGCCAAAAAGCGGGACTCCCTCGAGTGGGAGGAAGAGGCCGCACGACTCGGTCTGAGTACCGATCCTGATTGTAGTTTGACGGGCTCCGCCATCGTGGTGGACTCGTGGAACAACATCGGGAAGTACTCGGACCGAGAACATGCGGTATTCTTTTTCGATGAACAGCGTGCTTCCGGCTCTGGTAGGTGGGCTAAGGAGTTTCTGAAGATAGCCAAGAAAAACATGTGGTTGATGTTATCAGCTACCCCGGGTGATGTCTGGATGGACTACGTCCCGGTGTTTATGGCTCATGGTTTCTTCAGGACCCGGACTGAGTTCATGGATGACCATGTCCAGTTCGACCGTTTCGCAAAATACCCACGGGTCAAGAAATACTTGGGGGCCGCGAAACTTGAGAGGTTGCGCCGGAGTATCCTTGTGGAGATGCCGGTAGAGCGTCATACGACTCGTGTTAGGAAGACTATCCCGTGTGGCTATGACAAGAAGCTGTACGACTGGGTCATGAAGAACCGCATGGACCCTTGGAAGGACGAGCCCCTTCGAGATGCAGGTGGGGTCTGCAGAATCTTGAGAAAGGTGGTCAGTGATAATGACTGGCGTTCAGAGCAAGCCTTCAAATTTATCTCGGCGAATGAGAGAGTCATTGTTTTCTATAACTACGACTATGAGCTCGAGCGAATACTTGCAGTTGCGGACCGCACTGGACATCCTACAGCGCAATGGAATGGACATCGGCATGATGAACTTCCTCGAGGTGGGCGATGGATCTATATCTGTCAGTACACCTCCGCAGCAGAGGGATGGAACTGTATTAGTACCGATACAGTTCTCTTCTGGTCGCTCAATTATTCATGGCGAGTGACTGAGCAGTGTGAGGGAAGGATCGACAGACTCAATACGCCATATTCTGAGTTGAAGTACTACTTCCTTGAGAGTGATTCCGGGATCGATAAGGCGGTCCGGAAGTCTCTTGGGAGGAAGAAAATCTTCAATGAGAAGGCGTTCGAGAGGAGTTTGTCAGTGTCCAACTAAAAGTTGGGGGCCATTTTTTTGGATTCAGGCCCACTTTTTCATGTTACAGATGTGACTCATGTGACTCGAAAATGGGTTCTGGACAAAAAAATGGCCCCCAACTTTTTTTGGCGATCGGACTTTTCCTTGGAATTGCAACGAAAAGTAGGGGTGGGCCATTTTATGTAAAATAACATAATTGATTGATTGATTGAGTTTTTAATATATATATATGAGTATAGGGATTTTTTGGGTTTTTGTCCACACCCCCTCATTCGAGACTATTTGATCATCGTTGACGAGTCCCAGTAACGAATTTCTCATATTTCACATCCGTAACAGACCCCACTCCATTTTGGAGGTACCTCATCTATATTCGAGACTATCAGTGTCCAATTACCATGTGCGAATCTACGCATATAATGATAGGAAGGTATAGATGAAGCCTACCTTCAATTTCTGACCCACCAGGAGCACACAATGCGTGAGTCACAGTTTCAAGCCCAGCTAATTAAAAAGCTGGGTAAGATGCTTCCCGGATGTATCGTTCTCAAGAACGACCCTAACTACATTCAAGGTATTCCCGATCTCATCGTTCTCTACAAGAATCGATGGGCGGCCCTTGAAGTGAAGCGGGGCAAGCTAGCATCCGTCCGACCCAATCAAGCACGATATATCCGTGAGATGAACTCTATGTCATACGCGGCCTTCATCTACCCTGAGAATGAGAGCGAGATTCTCGATGAAGTTCAACGATCACTCCGCGCTTAATGGCGCCCATGCATTTCTTTCAGCCAGTAAGTATCACTGGCTCAATTATTCCCCTGACAAGTTGGTCGAGACCTTCCGAACAGCACAAGCTGCGGCTAAGGGGACCCGCCTTCACGAGCTCGCTGCTGAGCACATTCGTTTGAAGATGCGGATGCCGCGAAACAAGGTGACGTTCAACAATTATGTGAATGACGCCATCGGATTTCGAATGGAACCAGAGCAGGTTCTGTTCTACTCGGTCAACTGCTTTGGAACGGCAGATGCTATCTCGTTCGATAAGAACTTGCTACGCATCCACGATCTGAAGACGGGGGTCCATCCCGCCAAGCTCGATCAGTTGATGATCTATGCCGCCTTGTTCTGTCTCGAGTACGGAGTCAGGCCCGGCGAGATCTCCTACGAGCTTCGGATCTACCAGAACGATGATATTCTTATCGGAAATCCAGAGGGTGACGAAATCGCCCCCATCATGGACAAGATCGTCCAGTTTGACAAGTTGATTGAGAGTGTGAAGGAGGAAGCCTGATGGATCTAGCCCACTATGGCGTAAAGCGCAAGTCTGGGCGTTATCCGTGGGGATCAGGTAAAGACCCCCACCAGCATTCAGGAGACTTCCTGTCCACTGTCAAGGAGCTTAAGGCGAAGGGTCTCTCTGAGACTGAGATTGCCAAGGGCTTCGGAATGACCACCACCCAGCTTCGAGCCCAGAAGTCTATCGCTAAGAATGAGAAGCGTAAGGCCGATGCCGCAATGGTTGCCCGTCTCAAGGAGAAGGGTATGTCTAACACGGCTATCGGTCGACGTATGGGCATCAACGAATCCTCTGTTCGAGCTCTTTTGGACCCCACCCTCAAAGAAAGGGCGGGGAGTACCGAGGCACTGGCCAAGGTTCTTAAGAAAGAGGTCGGTAAGGATGGACTGGTCGATGTTGGGCTGGGCGTCGAGACAAACCTCGGTGTAACTGGCACCAAGCTCAAGACTGCCACCGCCATGCTTGAGTCTGAGGGCTATCACGTCCACAAAGTGAAGGTTACTCAGGCTACAACTGGTAAGCAGACCGAGATGAAGGTCTTGGTGCCGCCTGGCGTTGATTACAAGACCGTTCTTGCCCGTCGAGGCGAGATTAAGGCCCCTGGTGTTAACGTCGAGGACCGTGGTCGAACCGTTTACGGTATTGAGAAGCCCACTGCCATTTCTAGCAAGCGCCTCAAGGTCCGGTATGGTAATGAGGGTGGTACTGACATGGATGGAGTTATTGAGCTCCGTCGTAATGTCAAGGATCTCTCCCTCGGCGGTTCAAACTACGCCCAGGTTCGTATCTCAATCGATGGTACCCACTTCCTCAAGGGTATGGCGATGTACTCGGATGATCTCCCTAAGGGGTACGATATCCGATTCAACACCAACAAGAACCCTACTGGGAACAAGCTGGACGCCCTCAAGCCGATGAAGAATGACCCGGCCAACCCATTCGGTGCTGTCATTCGCAAGCAGATGCACTATGAAGAGGGCGGCAAGAAGAAACTGAGCGGTATCAACATCGTCAACGATGAGGGTACCTGGGGCGACTGGTCTAAGACCCTTAGCTCCCAGTTTCTTTCGAAGCAGCCGGTCTCTTTGGCCAAGCAGCAGCTTCAGAAGGTCCGGGATAAGCGACAGGCAGAGCTAGATGAGATCATGTCTCTCACAAATCCCGCCGTCAAGAAGAAACTGCTACAGTCTTTCGCAGACAGTTGTGACTCAGACGCTGTTGATCTTAAGGCGGCCTCTCTTCCTAGGCAGGCCAGCCAGGTTATTCTTCCAGTCCCCAAAATGAAGCCTACGGAGGTTTACGCCCCCAACTTCAAACATGGGGAGAAGGTTGTTCTTGTTCGCCATCCTCACGGTGGACGATTCGAGATTCCAGAACTGACAGTCAATAACAAAGACCCGCATGCTAAAAGAAGCATCGGGTCTAAAGTTAGGGACGCTATTGGAATTCACCCTAAGGTTGCTGAGAGACTTTCAGGTGCTGACTTTGATGGTGACTCGGTTCTGGTTATCCCGAACAACTCCGGTAAGGTTAAGACATCCCCGGCTCTTAAAGGATTGAAGGACTTCGATCCAAAGCGGATGTATCCTAAGTACAAGGGGATGACCCCCATGTCTAAGGAACGCACCCAGCTTGAGATGGGGAAGATCTCCAACCTTATTACGGACATGACCATCGCTGGAGCCAACCAATCTGAGATTGCCCGGGCCGTTCGACACTCCATGGTTGTAATTGACGCCCATAAACATGAGCTCAACTACAAACAGTCCGAGGTTGATAACGGAATTGCCGCACTCAAGAAGAAGTACCAGGGTGGTGCAACTGGAGGAGCCGCATCCCTGATTTCAAGGGCTGGTTCTAAAGCCTATCTCCCTGAGAGAAAGGCTCGGTCCGCTTCAAAGGGCGGCCCTATCGACAAGAAGACAGGCCGTAAGGTCTGGGAGGAAACCGGTAGGACTTATAAGAAACCCATCTTCGATAAAGAAGACCCCACTAAAGTGGTGGGGTGGAAAGAAGAGCGGTCTATTACCAAGTCCTCTAAGTTGGCCGAGGCTCATGATGCATACTCCCTTGTTTCTAAGAACGGGAGTGCAATTGAGACGGTGTATGCAAACCACTCTAATGCTTTGAAGGCCATGGCCAACAATGCACGGAAGGCTACACTAACTATCCCCTCGGTCAAGAAGAACCCCCAGGCTGCAAAGACCTATGCCCCTGAAGTTTCTTCCCTCAAGGCCAAGATTAACGAGGCCCTACGGAATAAACCCCGGGAGCGTCAGGCCCAGGTCCTGGCTGACGCAGTGGTTAGGGCTAAGAAGCAGGCTGATCCGAGTCTAGCCAAAGACAAAGAACGTATGTCCAAGGTTAAACGCCAGGCCCTGGCAGAAGCCCGGGCTAGGACCGGAGCAGGGAAGAAGCCCTTTGAGGTTACGCCTAAAGAATGGAGAGCCATTCAGGAAGGTGCAATTTCACAAGCTTCTCTGAACAAGGTTCTTGAGCTTGCTGATGAAGGGAACATTAAGGAGCTGGCCACACCAAGGTCACAGCCTAAGGTCTCTGCATCTGCCGCATCCAGAGCCAAGTCAATGTTCAGTAGTGGTAAGACTGCTTCTGAGATTGCTGAAGCTTTGGGTGTTTCAACTTCGACAGTACACCGCATCATTGAGGAAGGGTGAGAATATAATATGACCCCATCCTCTACCCTGGGCCTTCAGAAGGAGGTCTATCATGGCTAGGATGTTGAGTACAATTGACAATCCTTACGATCCAAGAACTTCTTGGGACGAATGGTTTGCTTTTGACACCTCCCATGGCTACCATACGTGTGGCCTACTAGCTAGGTTCGTCTCTTCAAGTTCGTTAAGTGAAGAGCTTGAAGATTCTGAAATTGAAAATGCAATTGATCGAATTCTAACTTTTGACGGAACGAACTTCTATCAAGTTTATGAAGTCGACGATTGATTTTTCATTTTCAAAAATCTCTCAGATGGGGGGAGGGGGAGTCGCAAAAACGGCCCCCCGCCCTCATCGCCGCCCCCTCCATATTTTCCCCGGAGGGATATTTGG